TTATTAACGCTCAAGATATCGTACACGATGTGTTCGGTATGCTACGAGATGACGAACACTTTTTACCACGACTATGAATAACAAGCAAAAACCCACCCTCTCTAAAACCGAAGCAATACACGGACGAATCGAATTGCGAGCAATGTTGCACGAATCTATTGACAGACAAGCAGTACGAAACTACGGAGGCGAGAACAACGCGACGATGAATGGAAAGTATTACGCTATAAACCGAGGACTGCAAGCTCTACAATTAAGCTACGCAAAGTAAACCCAGCAATTATGACAGACTACGACAAAAACCGAGCAGAGGAAGAGCTGCAAAACAGGATCTCAGTAAGTTCAATCGAGTTCGAAGCATCGAACGCTTGCTTCTCTGCATTTGAATCAGAGTTCACAGCAGCGATGGCTGACGTGCAAGACGAAGAAGAACGCGAGTACCTGTACTCAAGAATGAGCGACATCAGAACAGAAATCTTTAAACTACTAAACATCTAAAAAATGAACAAGAAATATCACATGAAAAAAGAAATAATTGACCGCCTCGAATACGTAGAAGAAACATATGCGGGTGAACTAGAGACGTGGCATGACCCCGTCACCGATACCTACTACCACGTACCCATCGAGATTGTTCGAGATTGGAACAACTCAGAGTGCCTTGAAATGGAGGAGGCAGTAAGACCTTTAAACGAACAATAACCTAAACGAGATAAAATGACACACGAACGTAAAGAAGAACACATACGGAACATAGCTTTCTGTATCAGCGACGGAGCATCAGGCTATGTAACTGACAACTTCAGGATTGAAGACTTACCTGCACCGCAGAGGGCAGGCACTATGACACAGCAGGACACATACGCGAAACAAAAGGCACGACAAATCTTTGAGGCTTTCCTCGAACAAAACCCCAACATCAATGACTAAAAAAGAAAGTGAAGAACAACAACAAAAAGCAGTAGTAAGCAGCGTGTATTGGATGTCAAGAATGCTTTCAATACCGGTGGTTCAACTTAATAACGAAAAACAGCAGCAATGAATTTAACAGAACGACAACTCCTCCATGCCATCGACATAGCCAATATCCATGTCAAGCGTGGCGATGCGCACCAAGACGAAGTAGACTACCTCGAAGCAATGCACGAAAAGTATTACGGTGGATTACAGAAGGTCGAAAATCACATTACCCCTAACCATTTATTCCTAAACCAATGAAAAATGAACAATTAACAAAGCTAAAGAAGTCTGTAGAAGATATCTTTGGGGCTAAGGTTTCAAGGCTAAGGTGTCGCGACGCTTACGGCTACGAGTGGGAATTCCTTGATGAAGAGGCAAGAATGTGGACATTTAAATTCACAGAAGATGAAGATTGATTTAGAGGGCGTTTTGATCAGCACACAGACCCACGAAAGAGTTTTAACAATTATTGTAGAGCACTTTGGTGAAACCGTATCTGTTTTACACTTAAATTTGGACAAAAAAGAAAACCCATGAATTACGAAGTAACGCCAGCCCAACAACACGCCATAGAGGTGATAAAGGATGATTTCGATCTTGACACCCCGATTGGCTTTAAGGAAATGGTTGTTGATGGCGGAATTAACTGCCACCTTACGCCAAGCAAGAAGCTTGAAGCCATTCCGGTAGACCAGACTCTTCGCTTTGAAATCCAAGAAGATCAAAGCATTGTAGTTACGCTTGAGGAAACCTTTCAAGAAGGATACACAGCACTGAGCACGACTCACTTCATAGAAACAAACGGAGAAATACAAGACTTATGAAAAACAAAGACCAGGTCGGAGGCGACCACTACAAGAAGATGGAAATTGAACCCATAGAGTATATTGTTAAGAATGCGATTGGGTTCTTGGAGGGTAACGTGATAAAGTACGTTAGCCGATATCAATCTAAAGGAGGGCTTGAAGACCTCAAGAAAGCTAAACATTACATTAACCTACTGATCAACCAAGAGGTAGAAAAACTAACAGAAGATGCTATACAAAATTTGGAAGAACTTGCGCAAGACCATGAAGCAGACCGAGTCGCAAACTGGCTTTACTCAAACTGTACAGAGTGCCCCGAGGATTATGTCGACTGTTCATGCAAACCCTCCTAAGGACTTTAACGATTGGTCTGAAAGCCTTTACCATGAGCGAAACAAAATACACAACATAAAGAAATGACAGATGAGGATAAAAACGAGTTCAAGTTTATCGCCGCTCGAAACAAGCTACAGGTCCGGCTCATGCTCATGGCGGAGTTTGTTCGTGGCACTTCACCTGAGAAAATTGGTAAAGAAAAGTATCAGAACCTCAAGGAGGTTTCCGCTCTTGGATTGATGTTGATCATGGAGAACGACTGGCAGCACAGAACAATAAGTTCGTTAAGAAGAGACCTGAACGCAGAGATGGTTTACAACACCGAGCTTATAAAGAAGTTTATCGATGGGGAGACCTAAACATTGGCCTCCTCCTCCTCGATGGACAGAAGACTTTCCTTGCCCAAGCTCGATCACTCTTTACCTTTCGGCTATGGCTGTAAGGCGATATAACAAAAACTTCCCTTTGCCTCCCGAGCCAGATTGGGAAAAAATATTGCAGGACTATAGGAATTCACACAAAAAGTAGTATCTTTACAAATTCAACAAATGACAGACGACGAAAAAAAGCGATTCACGGTACTCGCAGACAAGTACTCCCTTCAAGCTTCCGATTTCTGGAAGTCACCTCAAGGGTTTGTTATTATCTCAAGACGTGGCATAGAAAAGATTCAGGACGGCTTAAATGCCGAAGTGATATTTGACACGGTTCCTGAGTTTAGCGACCCTTCTGAAAGCAAGTATGTAGTAAAAGCTACAGGCTGGATAACGAAAGATGGCAAGAGGACTCGAACCGTTGAAACCTACGGTGAGTCATCACCTAAAAACACAAGAGGAGGCGCTCAAGCTTATCCGGTAGCCATGAGTGAGAAAAGAAGCCTCTCGCGATGCATCCTCAAGCTCAGTGATTTTTATATGCTGAATGTTTTTTCCGAAGACGAAATAAACGAGTAGATGGAAGAAGACAAAGACTGGGTGGACGAACTGTTTGACACTCAGTTACCCGGAGTGCCAAACGTAAACTGGAGCACCCAAACGTGGCTCCTAGAATTATTAAGAACATCAACAATAGACGATAATGAAGAATTAGCAATTGAAAGACAAATAGTGGAAGGCGAGTTCACAAAAGAGGAACTGGAGGGGCTGATCACCAACCTAAGGATGAATCAGCAGCATTTCACGAACATTCCCAACCCCTCTCAAAAACAGATTTCTAAATTTATTAAAAACATTACACAAGATGACAATTCCTAAAAGTTTATCCTTATCAATCGACCTAAACAAGATCGACGAGAAGTATGTGGTAAAAGGCAAAGATGGAGCCCGATACCTAGACCTAAAGATGGTTAACACCCCAGACAACCAGTATGGAAACGATTATTTCGTAAGCCAAGGCTTGCCCAAGAACGTTCGAGAAGAAGTCAAGGAATCTGGAGGTGAATGGCCAAAGACCCCAATCCTAGGCAATGGAAAAGCATGGCAATGCATGGACGGGAAGGTCAATAGCGGGCCAAAAGACACGCCTACAGTGGAGACCAACAACGATATGCCTTTTTAGAATGAACAACTTTAAAAACAAAGAGGTTCAGCAAGAGCAGTTGTCGCGTGTTTTTGCATACGAAATCCTAGAAGACTTAGAGGAGATGCTCCTGTCTCGAGTGGGTTCGTGCCTAGATTTAAAGCACGACTCAGCAGAGCTTGCTATGGAAGTGGTTCAAGACACTGTCTCTGATTTTAAGGCGGATATAGCGAGGGTGAAAACCGTTGTTAACGATTTCGGCACCTTTTCCCTGGAGTCAGATATCCTTGACATCATGGAAAGGAAAAGAATGATCCATGAAAAAAGCGGTTCCGACGGGGATTTTGTAGACGAAAAAACCCTCTCCATAACACTGTCTAGCATTCTTGAACGACTAGAGCAGATGGAAGACGCTATTAAAAAAATAAATGGAAAAAGTCATTGAGAACATAGAATCAATGACCGACGAAACAAGGGTTCATTTGGTTGGGGATGAGAAAAGGATACCCCAAAAGGCCATGCCTTCCTCTCTAGCCGCAGTGATAAACTGGGCGGCAAAAGAGGCCAAGACCCCTGTTTTAATGCTAGGTCAAGTGGTACACCTGTTTAACGGGAGGTATTACGAGGCTGGAAAAATGTATGACATCATGGAGGCTGCGCTTGATAAGTTGAACTTGCCGATATCGTTTGCGATTGACCCTGACGTATTGCGTGCTACAGAGAAATCTCTTAGCGCGTGTATAGATCGATACGGGGTCGACTTAGACATGAACCCTAGGGGGTTGAATTTTAAGGACGGTCGCTTAATGATTTCTCAGGACTCCCTTGAGTTCTTGAGAGGTCACGATCATCGCTCTGTTTTTACTTACTGCCTGCCTTTTGAGTACCACGGAGAACGAAAAGAGTCTGTTGTTTGGGATCGGTTTATTAGTCAAATCATTCCGAACGAGGAGATGCGCAGGTACGTCCTGGCCTCTTTTATTAACGCTATTGCAGGCGACCCCCTTCATGCCCAGCGCATGTTGTTGCTTATGGGTGTTGGTGCTAGCGGTAAGTCGACACTAATCGATGCCGTGGTTGCTGCTATAGGGAAACAGAACGCCTGTCGCGTGGACGATTTAAGAAACCTGACCAAGGATGAAAGCCGATACCGGATCGACTTAGCTAATCACATCCTGTGCATCTGCGGTGACGCTTCTGGAAACCTAGGCAACAAGGACGTGTTAAAGCAGATAGTTTCGAAGGAAGAGATTAGTGGTCGCAGGTTGTACAAGGAAGTTGAGTACTTCGTACCTCGCGCTTCACTAATTGTCGCTTCGAACGAGATAGGCTTTACTCACGCATTGGGTGATTCAGGGATAAGTCGACGAATTGATATTGTCCAGTTTAACAATCCGGTCGCGGAAAAAAACAGAGATCCTTTTATAGGAAAGAAGCTAGCCGCCCCCAAAGAACAAAAAGGGATGGTCATGGATATGGTTGATTGCCTGATTGAGATGCAAAGCAAGCACGGGCGCATGGTTCGCCCAGAGGCGTTAGCGCAAGCTCTTGACGACCTGCGTTATGACGGCGACACGTTTCTTTCTTTCCTTGGGGGAGCAGGTATAGAGATAATAAAGAAAAAAGAAGAGGACGAAGAGTGTGAATGGATTCATCAGAAAGATTTATTCTCTGCGTTTAATTATTTCTGTGGGCTGAACGGCAACAAAGTGGGTAGCATGCGCACGCTAAAAGGGAAGTGTAAATCCCATGGTGTAGCGCAGGAGACCGCTGGTAAACGACAGCATAGGTTCCTGTTCCGTGTTTCTAATCGTAGAGATTACGATTTAACTTTTAAACTTTTGTAATGAACATTTTAAAGAAACTTAAAGAGACTAAATTTTTAACGGGAAAAGAAATTCGATGGCTGGTGGGTGATATCGTGTCAGAGTTTGAATGCGACTCGCCCAAAGAATGCAAGGAACGTCGATTGATAGCGTGGTTTTTAAGGAACACAAATTATCTTCCTTACAAAAAGATATCGCAAGCCCTAGACTACTATCGAGCCCCTCAATCCTACATTGCCGACATGTCGTATGTCAACTCCGTTGATGTTACGTTCTCGCTTTCTGGGTTCGAGAAGGAAAAGATAGAGGTAATGCGTCAGATTGCAGACAAGTACTACGATTGCGGTAAAAACATCTACCTAGACAGGGTTGCTGATGGCTACCTTGAGGAGGCTTTGCTTTTTGGTGCGTCCAAAGCTTGTGACTGCGAAGACAGGAAGTCGAACTACAACACCGGGTTTTCAATGAGCAAGTCTCCATCATCCTCTCAGTTGTTTAACTTAATGAACCTTTTAAACATGGAGGAAAAAAACAGCGACCCAGTAGCTATTTTAGATCTTTTTGAAATTACAAAAAATGAGTAAATATTCAGAGCATTTAAAGAGGATACTTGAGCTTAAAGACAAAGGTCTTACTCACACAGAGATCGCTCGTTCCTTAAAGAATGATGTTGACTTTGATGTTTCAGAAGAAAGTCTTCGTCGGCAAGTTTCTAGAATGGTCAACTCAAGTTCAAAGCACGAGAACATGATTGACTTTGCTAGTTCCAACGGGGTTCCTTTTGATAAGGTGAGTTCATACTGGTACAAAGGAGAGCACTTCTCTTTGCACGTGAAAAACAACGACGACACCTTGGATTGGTCAGACATACGTGACTCAATTGTTGAGTCCATGCGAGACTACGTGCCTCGATACCCGGGGGTTAACTACTCGCAAGTAAATGACGGGCATTGCCTCGTTATAGATCCTGCCGATATCCATATAGGTAAATTGTCGCTTGCGTTTGAAACAGGTGAACCCTACGACAGTAGCATGGCTGTACGAAGGGTTATTGAAGGGGTTGAGGGTATACTCAACAAATCGTTCGGCTTCAACATTGAGCAGATTGTTTTTGTAGCAGGAAATGACGTCCTTCATATAGACTCGCCTCGGAGGACAACGACCTCTGGCACACCTCAGGATACAGATGGGATGTGGTTCAGTAATTTCTTGTTGGCCAAGCAGCTCTACGTGGACGTAATCGAAACACTACTCACGATCGCGCCTGTACATTTTGTGTTCAATCCTTCCAATCACGATTATACGCACGGATTCTTTTTGTGCGACATAATTTCGACATGGTTTTCGAAAGAGCCCAACATGACCTTTGATACGAACCTTAACCACAGAAAGTACTATAAGTACGGAAACAACCTCATCGGCACCACGCATGGTGATGGAGCAAAGACAAAGGACCTTCCTATACTTATGGCGACAGAGGCGCCTTCACACTGGTCGCAAACAGAGCACAGGTATATTTATACTCATCACGTGCATCACAAAACCAGTAAGGACTTCCCTGGAGTTACAGTAGAGTCTCTCAGGTCCCCTTCAGGAGCGGATAGCTGGCACCACAGGAACGGCTACCAACATTCACCTAAGGCTGTAGAAGGCTTTATACATCACCCCAGACACGGGCAGGTTGCTCGTATAACACACCTTTTCTAATGGAAACCATAATAATATCCCTTGAGTTGGTTTTGATTGCCATGGAGATTGTAATTATTAAACACCTCAGAGCGCTCATTAAAGAATCGAAAGATCAGAAAAAAAGAAGGCAAATACACGTAAGGAAAAAAAGAAAGCAAAGGCACGTAATCGTTAAAAAAACTCATGAAAGAGAAATAGTTAGGGTTACCCCTACTGCGACGGAGTTTATGCAGAATCAGTACAAAAGAGTAGCAAAACAATACAATGAAAATAAATAAAACACCTTGGGGGGAAGTGGGTTACCCCGTTTTTAAACGAACCTACGCCCGTCCGATAGAGGAGGGTTTAAACCAAACAGAGGAATGGGACCAAACGGTTGATCGAGTCATAGGTGCTTGCCGAGACCAGTTAAACGTGGGCTTTACAACCTTTGAGGAGGGTGAGTTAAAGAAAATAATGCTTGAGTTAAAAGGGACCGTAGCGGGTCGGTTTCTTTGGCAGCTAGGGACAAAGACGGTCGACCGATTGGGTTTGCCTTCCTTGCAGAACTGCGCCTTCGTGGTGGTAGACGATCCTATCCGGCCATTTACATGGGCTTTTGAGATGCTTATGCTTGGTTCAGGTGTGGGCTTTAACATCCAGCGCGAAAACGTTTATCAGTTACCTAAAGTTAAGAGCCGAGTGAAAGTAGAACGCACAGACGTTAACGACGCAGACTTCATCGTTCCTGACAGCCGCGAAGGATGGGTTGAGTTGCTTCGCCGTGTACTGGAGGCTTCTTTTTTTACTGGCCGGGACTTCACTTTTGCTACGCACTTGATTCGATCGAAAGGGTCTGCTATTAAGGGTTTTGGAGGCACTGCGTCTGGACCAGAGGATTTGGTGTGGGGCATGATTGAGATTAACAATATACTTAACGCTCGATCAGGGCGCCGCATACGACCTGTCGATGCCTTAGACCTGATGAACATCATTGGAAAGATTGTAGTGGCAGGAAACGTGCGTAGAAGCGCTCAGATAGCGCTGGGAGACCCAGACGACATTGAGTACTTGCGAGCAAAGAGGTGGGACCTAGGAGGTATCCCCAACTGGAGGGCCATGTCGAACAACTCTGTTGTTTGTTCTGACGTTAGTCAACTTCCCGAGGAGTTTTGGGAGGGATACAACGGCAACGGAGAGCCATACGGGTTGATAAACTTAGAGGCTTCTCGAAAGATGGGGCGAACCTTTGAGGTTGAGTACCCTGACCCAGATGTACAGGGTTTTAATCCGTGTGCAGAACAATCGCTTGCCAACTACGAGACCTGTTGTTTGGCTGAAATATATTTACCAAATATAGAGCACTACGAGGAGTTGAAAAAGGTTGCACGCTACCTGTACAGAATCAATAAACACAGCCTTGGAATCAAATGTGCAATCAAGGAGACAGAAGACATCGTACATAAAAACATGAGGATGGGTATCGGGGTCACTGGTTACCTACAGGCCACCGAAGAACAACGGTCTTGGTTGAGCGATTGTTACGAATACTTAAGAGCATATGACAAGGAATATTCTAGACTGGCGGGATACCCAGCATCCATTAAACTTACAACAATTAAGCCGTCCGGAACGCTTAGTCTACTTGCTGGCGTTACACCAGGAGCTCACCCTGGATACAGTGAACACTACATTAGACGAATACGAATGTCAGCTGATAGCGATCTGGCATCTACCTCCAGGAAGCACGGGTACCATGTGGAGTACGTGTTAAACTTTGACGGAACGGAGGATAAGTCAACCGTTGTGGTTAGTTTTCCTTGCAAGTTTCCTTCGCATACCATGTTTGCGGGAGATATGACGGCCATCGATCAGCTCGAGGTTGTAAAGCGCCTACAGGCTGAATGGTCAGACAACGCGGTGTCTGTGACGATATATTACCGCCTAGAGGAGCTTGACCTAATCAGAGATTGGTTAAGCCTAAACTACAAAAACGTAAAGTCGGTTTCATTCTTGCTTCACAGTGAACACGGTTTCAAACAAGCCCCATTAGAGGAGATCAACGAAGCCACGTACCTAGAGATGTCTGAGTCTGTGACACCGATTACGAGTCTTCAGCAACTGAACGTGGATGAGGTTGAGCTGGCGGACTGTGACACCGGAGCCTGCCCTGTAAGATGAAGCGAATAAGCGATTGCTGGGTGTGTCGACTCTATTATTTTGATTGCTTAAAAAACGAGCCAGATGAGACGGATAAAAATTAAGGTCTCAACGCGCCTCGTCATTCTAAGTAAAACAAAAGCTTTCAAAATTCCACTAGACCGTCGAGGGTGGTTGCAGGGGGTAAACGAGACTAAGGTTTGGGAAAACCACAAAAAAAGCGGCTATCTCGCTCCACTCCTTTGGTCGTTTGGCGGATTCGTTTGCATGCGCAGGGTCACACCTACGAATGAGGTCCCCTTGCAACTTGTTGCCACGATCAAGGCTTCTATCCCCGCCCTTGATGTTGCGAACTGCGATCTACGTCGTTTGGAAAACTGGGGGGAGTATATGGGGTCTCACGTCCTCTTAGATTACGGCATCGACGAACGTGTCTCAAAAATGTACCGATTAAACTCATAGGGTTAGGCAGGGAAAGGGGGAGGGCTTTGTGTGTATCACCTCCCCCCTTTTTTTTCAACCAACCACGGTAACTTTACTCTAGCTTGTTTTTAGCTAGCAGTAGCTTTATCTCCTGAATATCCTTCAGTAGTTGCTTCACATCTTTTTTAAAGTCCTGGTTTACCGTTTCTAAATTACCAACCCTTGCTGACAGACGGTTGTAGTCCGCCTGAAACTTAATCCACGCACCAATCAACGCGCCGCCAACCATTAAAAATTCGTAGCTGCTAAAATCATTCATTTTCTTTTTGTTTTTTCTATTGTTCTACCCGCAAAGTACGCGCCAAACGCCGTAAGCATTAACACCTCTAATAAATCTATATAGGACCCTTTTACTTCAAAAGGACAACTCTCAACACTGTCAAACACCATAACAACAAAGAATACAACGAGGAGTGAGATAAGGGTTGCTGGCCTTATCTTTTTAGCCAACACTACATCTCCACTCATGTCGGCCTTCCATCGTTCTGTTACGTTGTTTTGAAACGCTATTTCCGCTTCAATCTTTGCCTTGGCTTCTGCCGGGTCTATTCCTGGCTCTTTATCGAGTAAGTTTTTCAACACACCCAAGCCGCCTTGATCCGGCAAAAGGTCACCTACGACGCTTAGTATGTTTGGTGCTTTTTCTTTTAACCAGTGTCCCAGTTTTGTGTTCTTGATCTTTTCCATTAAACCATTGTTTCTTGTCTAACCACTCTTTTACGTCAAATGAAGGGCAAGCTTTGTTGACATCTGGAAGGTCTCGGTGACCAACAACATCCTCTTTGCCTAGGTCAAACTTTTCCATAAACCCTTTAACAACCCCCCATAGCGCTTGCTCTTGCTTCGGGGTCATGTTGTTTTCTGGCTTTATCTGATCGTTAACGCCACCAACCCAACAGACACCAATGGAGTCTTTGTTAAAGCCTTTTGCGTGAGCTCCGCTCATCTCCAAGGGTCTCCCAATCTCTATGTTGCCATTTCTTCGCACAACGACATGGTACCCAATGTCTCTCCACCCGCGACCGTCGACGTGCCACGATCGGATTTCTTTTACCCCCACATCCATTGATGACCTTGTTGCTGAACAATGGATTACAATTTTATTTATTTTTCTCATCATTTCGATAGTTCGTTTAATGTGTTTAAGAGGCTCTCGGGAATTGACCATTCTGTATCGCCTCTGTTTTCTAAAGACTCATGATGATCCCGGATTAATTGAATGCCGATGGTCATGTTTTCCAAATATTGCCGGCCATACAAATCCGGCATGAGGCCGCAATTGCGTTGTTTGTGTTCCGGCCATCGGCTGTTTATTTCATGCGTTGCGCCTTCGTTTAGTGTCATGTGATTGCTTGCGTGTAAGTTGTAAACGTGCCGCCTGATTCACCGGCCTTGTCGATGTTTTGGAAAAATGCCATTTCCCGCTCTTCCCCTGTAAAATCGCCTGTATTGCTTCCATACAAAACGGCATAGTTAGCATTTGTCCA